CTGCCAATATCCGAAAGTGCGATTCACCAACACTGAATGTCAGGATAGAGGAAGAATAGGGGAGGGGGGGGGTAGTGGGGTTGTGTGAGTGGTTTGTTGGGGGGCGGGGGGGGGGGGGGGGGGGGGGGGGGGGGGGGGGGGGGGGGGGGTGAGCGCGCCCGCGCGGGGCCGGGGCGCCGCAACCTGGGGCGGCGAGGCCGCCGTCGATCTGCTCGCCGTTTTGCGGCCTGCGCTCGGCCGCCGCTCGGCCGCCCTGCGCTTGCCCGCCTGCGCTCGGGCCTACTGTCCTCCTGCGCTCGGGGCGCCGTGAAGCCCGCCCGCGACGCCGCCGTGAAGCCCGCCCGAAGGCCTGCGAGATCGGGGCGCCTGCGCTCCAGGATAAGGTGCCTATGATTGTTGGCCGTGCATAGGCCTTCGCATCTGGCGCCCGCTCGGGCCGTTGCGTGGCCGCCTGCGCTTGGGCCGCCGCCGTTCCCGGTGAAAAAAAAAATAAAAAAAACCCTTACCCCTCGGGGGACTCTCGGGGGGCTTGTCAAGGACATTGAGCAAACCCCATTGAAAAAAATAAAAGAATTTGCTCGTACCTAGGGGGAATGCGCCCAGGGTTATCAGTACATCACCAACGCATATGCGAATCACCCGAAAGGATATCGAAGCCGTCATCCGCGATCTCAACGAGCGTGGCGCCCTCTGCAACCCGCCCCTTAAAAAATTTATGAGCGTCCGCTGGCAGGGCCGGGGATATCAGTTGACGATCGAGACCGCCAACTACGGCTGGCAGAAGTTTCCCCTCAACGACTGTTCCATCCGTCCCGCAAAAGAATTTTATTCCCTTCTCCAGGGGATGGCCGCTATGATGCCGCCCGCTGGTAAGTAACCTTTCCACCCCACAACAACAATGACCACCGAACCGAATATGCTCAAAATCAAGTTGAGCGTTGCCATCAACCACGCCGTGCAGATCGATATCGCGACCCTCAAGGCCGCCATCGCCTACCGCACGGCCAAGGCGAAGTACGACGCCGCCATCAAGGCCATCCCGGTCACCAAGGCGGGCCGCATCCGCTTGCCCGACTGGCCCAAGTACGAGGAGGCCAAGCGGGCGTTCCACGCCGAGGCCTATGACAACTGGAAGGCCATCAATGATTGGCGCTCCCAGGCCGCCGTCGCGACCTACAAGAAGTACGCCGAGAATCTCTTCATTACCTTCATTGAATTCGCCCGCGACAAGCACGACTTCGCCGCCACCGATCTTTACAGGAAATTCCACGCCAACTGGTGCGCCGGGAATTTTATGGAAGGCACCCGCTTCGCCCGAGTCGAGGTGAAGATCGGTACCAAGGAGTACTCCGTTTTCCTCCATCCTTCGGACGAGCGAGAGCAGAAGATCGAGGGCTTCAAGTTCCACGGCTACCGCGACGGCAAGCCCCACATCTGCTGGGCCGATATCGAGGCCCGCACGGCCTACCGCAACTTCACGGACATTGAGGTCAAGGCGCCCTTCGTTCCCAGGGTGAAGGGTAGTTCGTTCGACTGCGACCACAACGACGCCCACGATCTCGCCGCCATCCTGTCCGTGGCCGCCAAGGCCGCCGATGTTGTCGCGGACTTCAATACGCATTGCCTCGGCGCTGACTTCGACTTCCGCACCCATCAAGAAGAGGTCATCAACGCCGCCATCGGGTTCCGGGTCTTCGGTTGGAATCACCCCGAGTTTGAGGAACCCGAGATCGCGAACACCGAGGCCTAACCCTTATGCCCAACAAACCTATGACCAACCGAGACAAGATGAGGGAAAACAACGCCGTCCAGGCCAAGGCCTCGATGGAGGCCACCCTGCTGGCGCTCGACGCCGCGACCACGGCGCTCTTCGCCGCCCAGCAGGCGTGGCAGGACGCCAAGAAGATCGCGGACGAGACGGATGGCGCCGGGTGGTTCCACTTCAAGACCAAGCGCGACGAGGCCTATGAGGCCGTCCTAGCCTGCCACGAAATGTGGCGGGCCTGCGACAAGGCGCTCCACGCCACCCGGTTCGCAACCCTCTGACCCAATATAAAAATGAGCCAACCCAACAACACCCCTAGGGGGGAAGAAGATCACGAAGCCAACGAGATTGCCTGCGAGGCCTTCAACGATTGCATCGCCGCCATCCAAGCCAAGATCGACCCGGACAACATCACGGACGGCGGCAACTGGGCCGCCGATTACTTCGAGCATCGTTGCGACGAATTCTTTGAGGCGCTCGCCGTGCTGTGCAAGTATACCGAAGACCACAAGGCCGCCGTCGCGGCGGTGAAGGCCCAGCGGGCCGAGGAGGAGAAGAGCAAATGAGCCGCAAGACAACCACCCACGCCCAGGCCTCGGCGCTCCTTGAGCGCTACAGGCTGGCGGTCATCGCCTACCGGGCGGCCATCTACTCGATCTCCTACAGGATGAGCGGCTCCCCTAACTTCGGCGAGATTCCTCTTCGCTATGTTGAGGAGTACGAGCGGGCCAGGCTGGCCCTCTTGGAGGCCGAGCGTGAAGTCGAAGACAACCGATTCTCCTTTAAAAAATGAGCGTCGCGATTTTACCCCACCGGGTGCTTTCAATGCTCAACGGCCGAGAGGAGATCGACTTCTCCCGAGCCGTTGACATCCTCCTGGAGATCGAGGCCCGCCCCGACCTCTACCTCACAACCGGGTCGGCCTGCGCCGCCTATGAAGTCATCCGCGACTGGGTTGAAGGAGGCCGCTCCTATGACTGATGACCCGCTGATGGCCGCCTATGTGTTCGTCCAAGTATGGGGCGAGGCAACCCCTGCGGCCGGGGTGGGCAATTACACCCGCAAGCGCCTCAACCAGTCGCGGGAGGAATTCATCCTTGCCACGGCCCATCTATACCCTAACCGAAAGACCGACGATCTTACCCTGCTGTCCCAGGCCCGAGAGATCGTGGACGGCATCTTCATCTCCTAACCACCAATGAAAAATAAAAAGAAAGCCGCACCCGCCCCGGCGGGGGAAGAAAACCCTGTCCGCGCCCTCGGCCTGCACATCGCTGGCCTCCGTGCGGGCATCCTGGACCACAAGCCCCAGCCCGACAGCCCCGCCCAGCGGGTTGCCGATCTGCTCGGACAGGCCGCCTACATCCTCCTCAACCCTCCCACCAACAATGGAACCGAACAAAAATAAAAGCCCCATTGAGGGCGGCTACTTCATCCCAAACAATGACTGGGAAGCGCTTGCGGATGTCCTAGACCAGATTGCCTCGGACACCATCAAAGGTTCGGCCGCTGGGTCGCCCCGGCGCATCCTCGCCCTGCGCCTCCGTGGTGTGGCTGACTTCGCCCGCGACCCCTTCAACGAGGCCAAGATTAAATGAGCCACCCTATTGCCCTGCTGTCCTATGTTGGCGCCGCCTTCCTGGCGGGCCGCGACGATGCCTACCGCTCCACGATGGCCCACTTCCACCTTGTGGAAGCCGTGGGACAGGTGGAGAGCGGGATGAACCACTACGCCGTGGGAGATCACGGCGCCGCCGTGGGCGCTTGGCAGATGCACCCGGCCGCCTGGATTGATGGCAACCGCCAATTGAAAAAAGAAGGCCAGAAGATGTACCCTCGGGGGGACTATATGAACCCCAAGGCGTCGCGGGCCGTGGCCTCCGCTTACCTCCGCTTGTGCGGGGCTAGGCTCCGGGAGGGCGGCATCAAGAACCCTTCGCCCCAGCAGTACTATCTCTGCTTTGCGATGGGATACCAGTCCTTTAAGGACGCCGGGTTCGACCCTGCCCGATGCCCCAAGTACAAGGTTGACGCCGCTATTCGGGTTGGGCATATCTTTGCGAATGCCACCCAGTAAAGAGACATATTATCGGCTTCTTGAAGATCAAAACAACGAACTAGAAGAGATGTGTTCCCTACAAGCGCAGGAGATGGAGAAACTCCAGGCCGAGGTATCGGCATATAAAAAGAAACTGGCCGCCGCAAAGAGGGCGGGGGAGCGTCTTCACGCCTTCATTGACGAACTGATCTGCGCCGACCTGGTCCACGATGAGTTGCTGGACAAGGCCAACAAGGTCTCGGACAACTGGGAGGTAAAGGGCCGATGATTGCTTACCTTGCCATCGACCCCGGCGCCTCGGGCGGCCTAGCCCTGTATAAAAAAGATGGCACTATCGAGGTACACCCCCTGCCCTCTTTGACCTACGATTCCCTCTCTGAAATTGTTATAGATCAGTACACAGTCATCATCGAAGATGTCCCGAAGTTTGCAGGGAGGATGATTCCATCGTCGTCCACCGCGACCCTGCACTTCGGCTACGGCTACCTCTGCGGCCACTTTGAGGCCCGAGGCTACCGGGTCATCAAGGTGCCTCCGCAGACCTGGCAGAAGACCATCGGCATCGGAAAGAAGGGTGACCTGTCTTCTGCCCAATGGAAACGGAAACTTCGCGACGAGGCCCAGCGCCGCCACCCCTCTCTTAAAGTCACGCTCGATACCGCAGACGCACTTTTGCTTCTTGACCACGCCCGCCAACATAACCTTTAATCAAAATCCAATGCTAAAGAAACTCAACAAACAGCCACCCGCAAAGATCGTAGCCTCCATTCCCGAGACCGCCTATATGGTCTCCAAGGACGGCCGGGTCTTCCGCGAACTCAAGCCTACTGTCATCCAGGAACGCCACTACTACAACATCGTCCTCGATGGTGTGTTGCGTCGCGTCTCCAAGAAGGAACTCATCGAGGTTGCTTCCAATGTCTGACGAGATCATCCCAGTCCCGGCCTCCACGCTCGATGTCTACGACAGGATGAGCGACCCTCTGGCCGCCATCAAGACCCTAGGGGGGGCTATTTTCAAGTCTGGCATCTTCGGCCTGGACAAGCCCGAGCAGGGCGAAGTGCTGGCGATGCAATGCCTCGCCGAGCGCAAGTCCCCGCTGGAACTGGCGCGCACCTACCACTTCATCCAGGGCCAGTTGGCTATCCGCTCGGACGCCCTGCTCGCCAAGTTCCACCAAGCCGGGGGAAGCGTCACCTGGCAGAAGCGTACTGACAGCGAGGTGGAAGCCACCTTTAAGCGAGGCACATCGTATGCCAACATCGTTGCCACGATGGATGAGTACATCGCCAACGGCACGGCCACCAAGGCCGACGGCAAGACCCTCAAGGACAACTGGCGCAAGTGGCCTCGTCGGATGCTGACCGCCCGCGCGATCTCCGAGGGCGTCCGTCTCGTTGCGCCCGAGTGTTGCTTCGGCGTCTATGTGGCCGAGGAGATTGAGTCCAAGAATCTGGAAGTTGTTCCTACCACCCTTTCGGATATCATCCCTCCGGGTAAGGTGAGCCAAGCCATCGCCCTCCTCGTCAAGGCAGGCCATCTTACTGATGGTGACTCCCTGGACGATGTGTCCGCTGATACTGTTGCCTCCATCCTCAAGAAGCCGCAGGCCTTTCTCGACGCCCTCAACAAATCCCTATGACCGACCAAGAATATCGAGCGCTGGAAGCGCTTAACTACAGCGGTGCGAAGTCCCTACTTCGTTCACCCGGCCACTACCGCAGTTCGCTGACGGAAGAAAAAAAGGACAGCCCTGCGATGCAACTGGGGCGGGTTGTTCACCTTGCCGCCCTCCAGCCCGAACTCCTCGCCGAGCGGGTGGTTGTGCTTCCCCCGATGGATCGCCGCACCAAGGAAGGCAAGGCCGCCTACGAGGCCGTGATGTCTTCCGTCAAGGAAGGCCAGGAAGTAGTCAGCCAGGACATTTTCGATGATGCGAAGCGCATCGCCGAGGCCTCTCGCGTGGCGATCAAGTCCATCAATTACGACATCTGCTCCGCAGAGCAGACCTTCGTCAAGGATGTGGGCAATGTGAAGATCAAGGGCCGCATCGACCTTATGCTCTGGGACAGCAACAACGAGACCAGCATCGTTGACCTCAAGACTACCCAGGACGCCAGCCCTGCGGCCTTTGCTCGGGATGTTGTCAACTTCAAGTACCATCTCCAGGCCGCTTGGTATATGCGCCTCACCGGGGCGAAGAAGTTCTACATCGTTGCCCAAGAAAAAGAATTGCCCTGCGCGAACAGGGTGTACACCCTTGATGAAGCCGCCCTCGCCGAGGGCAACCGACTGATGGACGAGGCGCTCGCCTTGTACGCCCAATGCGTTGCCTTTGATTCTTGGCCGACCTACACCAAGGACATCACCGAACTCTCCCTCCCCAAGTGGGCCTTTTCCACCAACCAGTAATACCAACCAAGCACACATATGTCGTTCAAGTTCAACCCCAACGCCGCTGAAGAAAAGAAGTACATCAGCAAGCCCGGCACCTACGAGGTCATCGTGAAGTCCTTCACGGCCCAGTATATGCCGCCCCGCGCCGACTTCTACGCTCGCATCGCCCTGGCTAACGCCGAAGGCGAAGTCGTGTTCGCTGATATCTTCAGCAAGCCCGAGAAGAACGGCGAGTACAACCGCCTCAACGAGTATGTTGCGGCCACCGCCTCCAAGGAGGAGATCGATGGCTACATCTCTCGCGGCGAGTTCGATATCGATGAGGAGTGGGTCAAGTCCGTTGTTGAGCGCTCCATCGGCCGTCGTCTCAAGGTGAAGGTCACCGAGCGCAAGTACATGAAGAAGGACGGCACGGAAGGCGTGGCCTACCAAGGCTCGTTCTTCGTGCGCCTCCCCAGCGGCCCCGAAGGCAACCCCTTCTAATCCAGATGTCGGCTACTGCCACCCAGCCGACCCTGCGTCCGTATCAAGAGCAAGCCGTCCAGGCTTGCGTTGATGCGTTGTCCAAAGATGTCAACCCGCTCCTAGTCGCTCCGACTGGGGCCGGGAAGACTGTAATGGCTTGCGAACTGATGCGCCGTTGGCAGACGGCCACAGGTCGCGAGTGTTACTTCTTCGCCCACCGCGAAGAACTACTTTCCCAAGCCCAAGCCGCGATGGATCGCTTCGGCGTCCGTGGCAAGGCTCTCTCCGTATTCAAGAAGCAGTTCGATGACTATCCCGGCCGAGCGGATGCCTTATGCGTCTTCGACGAAGCGCATCACGCTGTAGCCACATCCTGGAAGAATGTCTCCACAACCTTCCAAGGCCCGAAGGTGGCAATCACCGCCACGCCAGACCGACTGGACAACCAGCGCCTAGAGGGCGCCGGGTTCACCCAGGTACACCAGATCGAGATTCAACGCCTCATCAAGGACGGCTACCTAGTCCGTCCGATGGCGCAGAAACTCCCTCTTTCTATCTGCGACAACATCATTGAGAACTATGACGACGCCATTGAGGCTGTTGCCAAGTCCGTGGTCGAGCAGTTTGTCCATTTTAACCGCCAGCGGGCGATGGTCTTTCTCCCCAGCGTTGACTCGTCCAGGCGCTTCAGCGCCGAACTCCGCAAGTTGGGCTATGACTCCTCTCACCTGGACGGCACATCGGGCAAGTTGCGCGGTATGTCCGTTGATGACTTCAAGTCTGGTCTAACCAAGTTTATGTGCAATGTGGCGCTGTTCACCGAGGGCTTCGATTGCCCAGAAGTGGACTGCGTTGTCCTCCTGCGTGAGACCAAGTCCCGCGCCTTGTGGTCACAGATGATTGGCCGTGGCCTCCGCACGGCTCCGGGCAAGACCGATTGCCTCATCCTCGACCCGATGTGGGTGAGCGGTACGCATACCCTCGCCCCAGGCGATGCCTTCACCCAGCACCCAGAATCCCGGTGCAAGCAGAGCCTTGGCCTATCAGACCCCCTAGGGGAGGCTGAAATGACCGACCAGGACGCCGAGCAGAAGTTGCTTGAGAAGATCAAGCGCATCGAGCGCCAACAGGCCAGGGAGGAAGCCAAGAACCGAGGTCTGCTCGATCTGTCCGTGGTCACCCCTCTCTTCGGCTTCACGCCGCCTCCCACCGAGTCCACGGAGGCAATGACGGCCAACCAGAAGAACACCCTGGAGCGCTTCCAAATCTACGCCCCTGCGGATCTCCCGCTGGAACACGCCGCCTACATCATCCACAAGATGACGGAGCGCCAGCGCCTTGGTCTAGCCACGGCGAAGCAAGTCCGCAAGTTGCGTCAGTTCGGCCACCGCAAGGCGAACACCTACACCATCGACCAAGCCAGTAAGGCCATCGGCACCGACTGGCGCATCACCGGGCGCACCCGCGCTCGCAAAATTTTCCGATGAGTAACGACGAAGATTTGATGGACATCATCACGCGACAGCGTCTTACTATCTATCACCAGGAGCGCCGCATCGAAGGTCTAGAACTCTCACTTTCCAAAGCCACCCAAATGAACCCAAACGACATCATCAATCAAGCCTTCGTGCAGTTGCAGACGAGCAACGCTCTGATGGCTTCCAAACTCCGCATCGAGCAGTTGGAGAAGGAGAACTCCCTTCTCAAGACTCGCGGCGGCGTCCTGTGCCAGATTGTTACCGATCTCTCGCACTACGCCCCGGCTAACGCGATCACCGAAGCGGTGGTTAAGGAGGCGCTGAAGAAGTGGTACGAGACCAATGCCTGATATGGATATCACGATTAAGTACGAGCATTTCAACAGCCTCAACAAGAATGTCCTGCGCCTGGGCAACGAGGTTCGGGAACTGACCGAGAAACTCAAGAAGGCTGAACGCCGTGCCGAGTCCCTACGCGAAGCCGGGGACGAGGTCTGGTATTGCTATCGCCACCGGGAGCCATTGGCCGACGCCATTGCCGAGTGGGTTGAGGCGCGCGATGGTCTGAAAGGAGACCAGCCGTGAGCCGTTTTGAAGCCATTGGTAATTTCGTCTACGAGAAAGGCGAGCGCATCGGATGCACAGTTGGTGAAGCCAACCTTGAACTTGCGCGCAAACTCAACGCATACCAGATGAGGGTTGACCGCCTCAAGGCCGAGGTCGAGCGGCTCCGTGCCTCGTCCTTCGTGACCGCCGTGCCTGTCGAGCAATACGAGCGACTCCGCAAGGCCGGGGATGCGATGGCTTCCTCTATCCAGTTCAACGAGGAGATGGCAAAGGACTACAACGGCCCAACCATCGTCCACCAATCCGTCAAAGCGTGGAACGCCGCCAAGGAGGGCAAGCCGAGCGTATGAGCGACGATATGTACCAAGATATCTTTGAGAAGATTGTACTCCTAGAGGCCGAGAACGAGCGCCTTAAAGCCGAACTCAAGTTCTCCGAGCATCGGATGATCGCCCTCGCGGAGGCGCTGGCCGACACCCGCCTGGGCTATCAAAAGAAGATTGAAATTCTCAAGGAGAAGCGTTCCTATCTGAAGCGTGACCAAGGCACGAACAAAGCGGATAACAAGGGAAAACCTTCCAGACCTGGAGTGGATGGCAAAATCGTTAGGCATAAGCCTAGCAAAGGCCGAGGAACTTATTAATGTCCCAACCTTCACCTGTCCCGAACCCAAGCCGGGAGAGCGCCGTATCAAGCCGAAAGACCGACGGCTTGCCAGCCCTAGGGAGGGCGATCATGGCGGCGAAGAAGGGTAACCACTCCTTCGTAATGTTGAGCCTAGAGGCCGCCCAGGCTATTCACACTATTACCAAGGTTATTCACAAGAATAACTATCAACGCGACTACCAGAAGCGCTACCGGGCGTTCAAGAAGACTAGACTCAAGGCTAGGGTATGAAGTCAATCACGCAAGGCTCTGGCTGGCGGCGGTTTATGGCTGTAGGATGCTCCCACGGCATCTACGCCGACCCGAAGGCGGTCGCCGCCGTCCTTGCGTTCAAGAAGGAATTCAAGCCACACACAGTCATCCATCTTGGTGACTTCACGGATATGTCCGCTCACATGGGCGGCTCTGGCGGCGAAGGCGACGCCATCGCGCCCGACCTAGACGGCGGCCTTGAGTTCATCCGTCAACTCGGCGCCAAGGTTGTCATCGAGGGCAACCACGAAGCGAGACTCCGTCGGGATCTACGCTCAAGCAACCAACTTCGCGTCCGTGCGGCCGAGACATCCCTTGAGGCTATCCAGGCTACCTGTTTAAAACAAGACGCCCTCTACATCCCCTACACCGGGGTCTGGCAAGTCTACAAGTTGGGCAACTACACCTTTACGCACGGAACCATTTACAACGAGAATTCAGCCCGAGATATGGCCGAGATGTATGGCAATGTGATCTTCGCCCATACCCACAAGACGATGCAACAGGTCGGGCGCCGTATCGATTCCCCCATCGGCATCAGCGTAGGTACGCTGACCCGGCGCGGAGCGATGGACTATGCCAACACCCGCCGTTCTACGCTTGGCTGGAGCCAGGGCTTCGTCTACGGAGAATACAACGACACCTCGCTTCACCCGACGCTCCACACGCACGACAACGGCGAACAATGGCATCTCCCAAATCAGAAGCGCAAAGACTTCTAGACCTCATCCACCAGGAGAGGTTATCGGAAGTTGATAAGATTCCACCTGACTTCTATGATGCCAAGGAGTGGCAGAAGAAGTGGGGTATTTGTCGTACCTCTACTAGGAACGCCCTGAATCTTGCCATCAAGAAAGGCATCATGGAACGAAAGTTTTTTCGTGTTGCAATCAAGGGTGACTACCGCAGGGTGGGATACTACAGAGCCACCAAATGAAACCTATCTGCTTTAAGATCAGGGGCGGCGTCGAGCGTGAAGACGGCTCGCGCGGTTCCACCAACATCGGCAAGATGGCCGGGAAAGGATACCTCGGAAGCGAGGACAAAGCCTTCACAGTCATCTCCACACAAGACCAATACCTTTTCTCTGGACAAGGCGATGGATCTTACTCATACCCTTTTAACAAGCCACCCATGACTCAAAAGAAACTGAAATACCTTTCGCTGTTCAGCGGCATCGAGGCCGCCAGCGTTGCTTGGAAATCACTCGGCTGGGAGCCTGTTGGCTTCTCCGAGATCGAGCCGTTCCCTTCGGCCGTACTCAAGCATCACTTTCCCAACACACCCAACTATGGCGACATCACAAAATGGAAAGACTGGGGACTCACCCCAGGCTCAATTGACCTTGTTTGCGCTGGATCACCCTGCCAAGCATTCTCCACAGCAGGCCTCCGAAAAGGACTGGATGACCCTCGTGGCAACCTGGCCCTCGTCACCCTTGGACTTGTTGAATTTCTTAAACCCAAGTGGTTCCTTTGGGAAAATGTCCCCGGCGTCCTTACATCTGGAGGGGAGCGAGGAGCAGGGTCAGACTTTGCGGCCCTCCTCACGGCGCTGGGGGACATCGGGTATGGGTGGTCATACCGCATCATTGACGCTCAACACTTCGGGGTGGCACAGCGAAGACGGCGAATCTGGCTATGCGGCTACCGCGACCCTGTCACAGGTACTGGAGACTGGCGATCTCCCGCCGCAGTACTTTTTGACCGCGAAAGCCTGCGCTGGAATCCTTCGCAGGGCATCGGCTCGCGGCAAGCCTCTCCCCGAAATGCTCCGAAGGGCGCTGGAGAAGAAGGTAGCCGAGGGTGCTTCTGGGACGGAGGACAAGTAACCCAGACGCTCGACGCCGTGCTGGCGAAAGGCCAGACTATGCCAGAGAAGAACCGCTTCCCGGCCGTCCTCGTACCCGAGCCTGTTGTGCTTGATCGTGCGGCGTTCAACCAGGGCGAGAACGCCCAGTACGACCCGCACATCAAGCAGGAGGAGCAGATGGTCACCTTGGTTGCCAAGGGGCCACACGCCGTGGGCCAGCCTATCCCCATCAACACCGAGAATATGTCCCCGAGTTCAACCTCTTGGGGTAATACCATCGGTGAGCCGGGAGACCCGCAGTTCGCCATCACGAAGTCCCATTGCCAAGCCGTTGCCCAGCCTATCATTACCTCTGCGCTTACCACGGCGAAGGGATCTCGCGGTGGATGCTCCGACGAGGCCATTGATGAGATTGCGAAGGTTGCCCAGGCCAGCAATTACGAGATGCTTGTGCGGCGTCTCACCGAAAAAGAATGTGAGCGACTCCAGGGCTTTCCCGATGACCACACCAAGATTCCGTGGAAGGGTAAGCCCGCTGACGCCTGTCCTGCTGGCCCCCGGTATAAGGCTATTGGTAACTCCTGGGCCGTGCCTTGCGCCAAGTGGATCGGCGAGCGCATTGCAATGATTGAATCTATCCAAGATGAAGCGAAAAACAAAACTGGCGAAGGAACGAGCGAGGCTTGAGCCTCGTAAGACCTTCGACAAAGCCATCGTTGGAAAGATGCCAAACGGAATGCTCATCTATAGTTTTCACGACCTAGTCAAAGTCCTTATCGAAGCCAACAAGAGTTGGGATGAGGAGATGGCTAGGGATTGGATTGACTACAATATCTCTTGTCTGCCATTGGTGATCAACTACTACAAGTAGACCACGATGACAGCCCAAGACCGAGTCAAGGGGGCGAGAGCCTACCTTGCCAAACTACCTCACGCCGTTTCTGGACAGGGTGGACATCCAGCCACCTACCGGGCGGCCAGCATCCTCGCCCACGGATTTGAACTGGGATGGGACGATGCGTGGTCGCTCCTCCAGGAGTGGAACATCTCGCATTGCTCGCCGCCGTGGGGGGAGAAGGATCTGCGCCACAAGTTGAACGACGCCTATGTGAAGCCGCACGAACGCCCGAAGGGCTGGCTCGGCAAGACCGAGCGAGCCGTAGGCTCCAACGGCCGCATGATGTTCGACCCGAAGCGCGTGGCCGAGATTGCCTTCGGCTCCGTGCCTATCGGTACGGCTGATCTCCTCTTCGCCGCCTTCAAGGATGACGAGGTGGTCTGCATCACCAACGAGGCTGGGCAGAACGATGACGGCAAATACTTCCCGGCCAGCAAGGGCAACTTCCTTACGCGAGCCGAATGGATCGCCCGCTTCTTCGGCCCCGATGCCAAGGGCAAGAAGCACTACCAGCAGTCCGAGCAGGGCGCCTGGATTCGCATCAATCCGTTCAAGGCCGATGACTTCAATGGCACGGACACTTCGGTATCGGCATATCGCCATGTACTTGTCGAATTTGACAAGAAAAGTAGAGATGAGCAGATCGCCATCTTCCATCAGTCAAACCTCCCCATCACGGCGTTGATTGAGTCGGGCGGCAAGTCCGTCCACGCTTGGGTGCGGGTTGATGCCGAGACCAAGGAGCAATGGGAGGAGCGTCGTAATACTGTGTATGACTTCCTCACCGACCACGAACCCGACCCCCAGAACAAGAACCCCTCCCGCTGGTCTCGCCTGGGCGGCGTGATGCGCGGGGAGAAGGAGCAGAAGGTTCTGGCGCTCAAGGTTGGCTCCGAGGACTGGGACTCTTGGGTAATCTGGAGGGACGGCCAAGACCTCCCCGACGAACTCCGCACGGACTTCCTAGAGACCTACGACACCCAGCACGACCCGAACCACATGATCGGCCACGGCCGCTGGCTGTGCCGTGGCGGCTCCCTGCTCATCACCGGGCAGTCTGGTATCGGCAAGTCCTCATTCACGATGCAGACGGCCTGTTCGTGGGCGCTGGGTCGGGAACTGTTCGGCATCCCAGTCAAGCGAGCGCTCCGCGTGGGCGTCATCCAGGCCGAGTGCGATGTCGGCGACTTGGCCGAGTCCTACCAAGGGGTGACCTCGGCGATGAACCTGTCCAGGGAGGACAAGGTACTCCTGCGCGAGAACCTCCGCTTCTTCACCGAGACCACCAAGACCGGGAAGGACTTCGCTGACCTAGTCCGCAAGATCGTGGTGCGGATGCAACTTGATGTCATCTTCTGCGACCCTCTGCTCTCCTATGTGGGCGGGGATCTCTCCAAGCAGGAGGTGGCCTCACACTTCCTCCGCAACCTTATCCAGCCTATCCTCAAGGACACCGGGTGCATCATCGTCTTCACCCACCACGAAGGTAAGCCAAAGCCCAAGGAGGTCACGGAAGGCCAGACCATCAGCGACATGGCATATTCTGGACTGGGAAGTTCCGAACTCGTAAACTGGGCGAGGGCGATCATCAATGTCCGTCGCGAGTCGAAGGACTACCCGATCTTCTCGTTCAACCTTACCAAGCGCGGCAAGTTGGCTGGGATGCGGATGCCCGACGGCAAGCCCACCCTGTCCATCAAGTTGCGCCACGCCGAGGGCAAGGTACTCTGGGAGGTGGCGCCGCTGTCCTCCAAGTTTGAACTCCTCAAGGTTGGGGAGCAGTACGCCCACTTCGCCTCCAAGCCCTGCACCTCTAGGGGGGCTATGCTCAAGGAACTGGAAACGGACTATGGCCTCGACCAAGACCAAGCCTCGGCTCTCATCAAGGCGATGGTCACCAACGGCATCATTGCGCCCAAAAAGGTGGGCGCCGCCCTGTTTTACACCGGGACGGCCCTGCCAGAATGACAAAAAGGCACCGCCAAGGCGTTATCGTGGACTGGTTGGTATCCTGCTATACCCCTTTTGGGGTAAAGCGGCTACGCCCTAAAGCCCTTGATGGTTCTGATGGCCTTGGAGATCAGTTCGGGGGAGGCAAACCCAGCCATCCCGGCCACCGCAAGGTGGAAGGAGTTGAGCGCCTCGGTGAACCAACCCTTGGAGGCCAGACCGACAAGCACGGCAACCAGGGCGGCGAGGATGGTCTGAACCGCAAGGGCTGACCAACTCTCCTTCCTGTCGGAGCAGAGGGCGCGGATGACGAAGGCGCCTACGCCCATTCCTGCGGCGATTGCGCCGTCTCTGACTTCGGCTGGGATTTCTGGTGGGGTCGGGGAAGGACTCATCGCTTGTTGACCGAGTCCCTAACCTTATCGAAAGCCCACCACAGCCCCAGGCCAGAACAGGCAACTAGGGTAGTGGCGGCGATGTACTCGAAATAGGGCGAGTCGATGATGAAGGGTACGGAACCGCAGAAGGCGCCAGCCATCAAGATGGGGATGCCAACTCGGAGAGAGGCGAAGGCACAGGCAAGGCCACCGATGACGGCGAGCGCCGCCCCGGTGATAGTCCAGATGTTATGGGAAGCCTCGCGCTTGACACGCTCAACCTCGGCCTGGAGTTCCTTGATCTTGGCGTCCTTGAGGTCAGAGACGCGCTTGGCCTCCTTCTGGTCGGCCTCCATCTTCGCCCAGTCGGTGTTGATCTTGGACAGGAGTTTCTTGCCGTACTCTTCGGCGGCCTTGTAGTCCTTCTGGTCGGCCTTGGCGGCTCGCTGTCTGGCGAAGGCCAAGTCTGCCTCGCTAGGCGCCGGGAGATAGGACGATGCCACGCCCAGTTCGGCGCGGACAACGGCTGGCTTCTCGGCGTTCTCTTTGGCGATGGCAACGGCGGCGCTGACCCGGTTGTCCATCTTGTCGAGATCCTTGCCGACCTCCTGGACTACAGGGGTGACAGGAGCGTCGGGTTGCTTGGGTAGGTCACCTTTCGTGGCGCACCCAACCAGCAGGACGACTGGGAAGGTGCGCCACATCGGATTACTCCTTGGACTTGAGAGCGGACAGCAGTTCCTTGCCCTTGGCGAGTTTGGAACTGTTGGCGTTCTTGACGCCAGCGTAGAAACCGCCAGCGAAGCCGATGATGAGGGAGATGAGTGCGATGATCATAGATTAAGCGGGGCGAAGGCCCAGGCGATAGTTAACGCCGTTGATGGTGACCAGGAGGTCGAGGGTGTCAGAGCCTCCAGTATGTGAAGTCGTTCCAGTAGGATTGAAGACCAGTCCGTTGAACGAGATGCCGTTGGCATCAACCTTGATGGCGGCAGTAGCGTCCGGGGCAGTTCCAACGCCGACCTTGCCGAACTGATCTACCACGAAGCGCGTGGTGTCAGGGCTGGTGCTGTCTTCAACTTCGATGGCGTTGCCAGTACCTCTCTGCGTCACCCGCAAGGCGGCAAGAGTGTTGCTCGTATCGACGGCCTGTGGCTGATTGAAGGTATTGCCCGAAGTAGTAGAAGCACACACCCTAACGATGCCGTTGCCGTCTCGGAAGTTGAGGTTGGTGCCAGCGGTAGGAATCCAGATATCACCATTTACAGTAGCGCTTGCGCTTGTGCCGCCGATTCCGATGTTCAGTCCAGCCGCACCACCGACGGAAGTGAAGTTGGTCTTTCCAGAGAAGGTTACTCCAGCATTGACCCAAGACCTTGAAGCAACTGTTTCGGGGAGGTTCTGGCCGTTGCCGTAGATAAGATTGGTTCCATTGAAACTCAAATCACCCCAGGCGATATATGAGGCGCCGCCTGAAAATGGGCCGAAGCGGATGCGAGAACGGCCATCCGAGTCCACTCCAGACACATCAAGATGACCATTATCCTGGAACCCAAGAGTCCAAGTGAAATTCACTCCACCTGTGAAGGTAGCGCCATCAAGCCTTGCGTAATCGTTGAAAGAGGCAGATGTAAGGTAGCCCTGCGAAGTGACCCACGACTCCGTGGCGTAGCCAGTCAGCGCGGACGAGTCGATGAACCCAGCCGGGTTGCTGGCGTCGTACTTTTCGTTGAGCGCGGATTGGAGATCGGTCTGGTCAGAGAGAGTTCCATTGATATTTCCCCAGACAGAACCAAGACCAGAAAGATCAGAAGCAGTAACAAGCGGATTGGCCGCCGAAGGGGAGTCGGCTCCATTGAGAGCGCCGACGATATCAGAGCCTAGGGTCTCTACGCCAAGGTTCTGCCAGATGACATCCTGCGTGGCGCTGTCCGGGTTCTGGTCAATGTCGCGACGGACGAAGCGGGCGTTAGCAACCTGTTCAGAGAGGGCCACTCCGAGAGGGAGCGGGGTGATGACGCCGTCAGAGATGACATCAGCGAAGATATTGCAACCAGTCTGGATCAGCGTGTAGCGCTTGTCGTCCACGCTGATTGAAACTTCAATCGTGGTGTTCTTGCCTTCGGCTCCAGCAAGGAACTGGTGGCACTCGGCGGTGGCGAAGTTGATCGTTCCGCTGTAGCCGTTATAACCGATGAGGTTTCCGCTGGCTAGGAGTGCGGTGTCCTCGTCGAGTACGATATCCCATTGGTACTGCCCGGTGGAGAAGACCTGTGCGTCAAGCGCATTGGCGATGGTCGTGGTATCGGAAGCCACATCGATGGTTGCAGTCTTCGTTCCGTAGGAAAGGGTCATCGTCCCGGCCTTGGGCTGGGGGTAGATTGTGACGCGCCAGATGACGGAAGATCCGTCCCAAGCCTTGACCAGGGAGGAGGTGATGGACGGAGCGGGAAGCGGCGTCCAGGTCGTGCTTAAAGCAATCGGATTCTGGCGCAGTTCAACAAAAACAATTTGCCGATGGTTGGCATTACCAGCCTGGACGAGGCTAATGGACTGGTAGGAGGAAGGGGTAAGGGTATCGGAGCCGATGCTGATGGTGGGTTTGAGGCCATAGGTGTTCCAGGTGATGGTGTAACCTTCCCCAGTCTTGGACACGGAAACCCCGCCAGCGGCCGTAACCGAGGATAGGGCGTTAAGCGTGGCGGCAACCTGTGTGGTGGTTGCGTTGTAGGGCATAGGGGCGGTCTCTGCCTCATCCACAGACAGTTCCCAAGAGCCACCAGTAGGGTAAGCATTGGTATCACCAACGGCCACGCTAATCTCCGCGCCAGCCGGGAAGGGTACATCGATAGGGGTGACGCCAACTCCAGCCGAAATCACCATGTAAAGTTCAAGGTTGGCTACATTGCCCTGATAGAACGAAGGAGCGCTGGCCTGGATGAACGAAGTCTGGTTAGCCAACAGACGATTAGAGTCCGTTGCCATCCAAAAGCGGTAGGTGTTGATAGCCATAGTCCTATGCCTAGCCCCCTGTCAAAAGGGGGTAAAGGTCAAAATGCGGTCAATTTCCTAGCAGGAGTGGCTAGGGTTAGACAGGGGTCATTTTACCAACCTCGTAGACTGGCCCATTGTAAGGGCCATCGTACTCGCCTGGGAGTTCCTGACCTGAAGTAAACGCCTCAACCTCAATCTGGAAGATAGCCGAGTCAATCAGCACTTCTTCTCCAAGCAGTTCATTTTGGACTTCTGGCGTAAACCCGGCGGCCCGAAACTCTCGGTATCCTTCCCCCTGAAAATAGAACAGGTCAGAGAAAGCGAAAACAGGGAAAAAGGCATTGTATGGGCTTGGTGGCAGATCAAAACCAAAGTTCCCACGAAGAAAGCCGCTTCCCTTTTCTGTCCTGAACCAAGGTGCTACTTCATGGCTGTAATAGACTGTGTTGTGGATCTCGTTTACATCAGGAAGAATCCGTCCAACCCACTCCTGTGTCTCGTAGTCATAGTAATTCTGCGTGGCAAGGCGACGGCACTTTCCCCAAGTCCCGAAATACTGCGTCTCGCCTACGACATAGCCCATCAGAGTCGCGCCCAGAAGTATTGAGCCGTGGAGTTACCCATCTTGATGCGGTCAACCCAGAGTGAACCGCTGATCATCTGGTCGATGGTGAAGTTCTCTGGGTCACCGATGTTACGCGCAACGCCAATCATCAGGTAGCAGAAGAGGTCATCGTCCTGTGGGATTTGGTCGTACTGATCTTCAAAGAAGATAAGGATGGTCGGGTAAAGTTCAGAACTGTCGTCTTCAACCGGGAACACAGGAGTGTCCGTGTCGTGACCTTCGGTTCCGAGACGGAGGTAGACGCGGGCCTCGGAGACGCCTGGACCTCCGTAGCCGAAGTCGATGGTTGTTGGCAGTTTCACCTTGCTTGGGCCGGGTCTGTTCCAGGGGATAAGGTTGTTGACCATACCAGCGCAGACATTGGCTCGGTAAAGGATTACTGGGCCTTCTGGTGAGGCCACAGTCAGTTCTCTTGGCTTCATCTGGAATGGGAATAGACACGATTCGCCGTCGTCCTGATTCGCGCAGGAGGCCGGGATAAGGTAACTGTAGTTGTACGAAGTCCAGTCAGCAGGGCCGACTCTCATGTCATACCAATCGGTAGTTACGGCTTCAAGTTCGTTCATCTCCGTCAGCGTGTCAGAGTTGACGATATCCGACCAAGCGGGGTCTGCGTCCTTGTTCAGGTTGTAGGGGTCATTGGCCTCATTGAGGTCAGTCTGGTTGCAGAGGGTAGATCCGTTAAAGTGAACAGGGATGCTCAAGTCAATTGGGCCAACGCAGTCCTGGTCAATCGTAAGGACGAGTGATGTGCTTCCTTCTTGGGTGGATGCCGTGACTGTGCCGATGACCTTTACGCAGTAACCCCACTTTACCGGGTTGAAGTAAGTGGTATGGCAATTACCCCAGTCTCCAGACAGGTTGGTATTGCTTTGGCTGTACCCATCCATCTTCTGCATATTCATCTTGTTGACATACTCCGAAGGCCCGGTCTCGGAGAAGATGATGGACTCGATTGGATCACCAGACTTGAAGATAGACACCCAGGGGACTTCCTCATTGAGCAACGAGGATTCCGTGTCGTCGTTTGTAGAAGTGATGTCGAACTTACTGATCGTAACCCAGTATACACCTGGAGATGTGATATTATAGTATCCACCGCTCTCCATGAAGAGTTTGCTGGCGATACCAGAAGGGATGCCTTGGGTAGCCGTGATGCCATTACCAAGTACAGCCGTTTTGCGAATCCAGGCTTGGCATTGATTGTAGTGGGCGCCGAGCCTGACGCGGGGCATATTGCTCTGCGTGAATTGGGCAGTCCCCTTGGCTAGTCGGAGTTTGTTGACGAAGACATTGGGAGAAACCTCAACGCTGACTGTGGACAGTTCAAACTGTTGAGCAGTCAGGGTTGGCTCAACGGCAGTATCCGTGAGGTCGTCGTTACGCTCGGCCGGGAAATACATCGCCATGCCGCCGTTCGTACTCTGGAAGATGGCGTTAGGGCTTGGGCCAACTTGCGCCTTGTCGGCATTGGCCGCAAGGTTGTTGAACGACTTGGCGAACAGCGGATCTCCAGGTGAAGTGCCACCAGAGGAGTTGTTGGTGAATCCCTGTAGTCCCATGTTAGGTCTGGTCTACCGATGGGTAGATATCCTTATCCCAACCGATGAAGCCAGACATCATGAGGTCGGCTTGGATCTTGTAAAGGCCACCATAGACTTCAACGGATGCGTTGGTGCAAAGGTAATTCCTGCTCACACCGGGATTACCTACGAACACCACAGGGAGATCCTGGTCTGCCTTCTGGAGAAGGGTGTCGTAAGGAGGCGGTAGAACGATGGCACCAAACTTACCCTTATTGCTCCAGCCTACCCGACGCACAGTCTCCTGTGCTAGTTCGGCGTTATTGGTGTAGACCAAGCAACGCAGGGTGACGGATGGCTTGAAGTAAGATCGGATACCAGCCTTGATGTTGATGTTGTCTCCAGACTTCTGCGCGGGAAGGAAACCAGCGAATGCATAAACAACTACCTGTTTCGAGGTAGACTTCTGTAGGGCGAAGTGAGCGCGGTTAGGGTTGATAGAAAGGTTCTCTTCGTTGTCGGCAATGACCTTTGCAGGGCCAGCAAGCGGATTCGTGCTGATGCGCGGAGAAGTGACTTGGGTGAAGTTAGGATGCGTCTCGATGGCTTCCTGCCCGGTGGCGCTGTTAACCTGGACTTGGCAAGTGGTTACCGACTGATTGCCTTCGATCCCACAATACTCGGCGCTGGCGGTGACGATTGACTCGTTAGCGGAAAGCGAGACCTTGTAGAGCGTAAGGTTCTCAAAGTCTTTAGCACCAGGAGGCTTTGAGCCTCTCTTAAAGTCATTCTCCATTTGCAAGTAATTGGAGGCGTGTCCAGTATACTTGAACTGGGCTGTGACTAGGCCAAAGCCGTCGTTGGAGATGGTGTAGTTCTTGTCCAGGGCATAAGTGCCGACAAGGTTTACGCCAAAGTTTAAGGCCGTAGGAGGTCTTGGTGTGTGGAATCTGCTCATTATTTTACGACGATGTCGGTAGGTGGTGCGGGAGCCGGGACGCCAGCGGAGGAACTTCCAGGCCCAGCCCTCATCTCTTCAAGTGCGTTGGCAGAACGCTCTGTGGCATTCTTAATGGCGTCAAGACTATCTACGCGGGAAATGGAAGAAAGGATGTCACCGCCGCCCATCTGTTGCATCGTGGAGGCGGTCTGGAAGATTCCCTTCTGGAGATCCATGTTGCCCTCGGCCTTGATGCGGTCATCGAACTCCTTGATGATGCCCTTCTGGCGTTCAGTCCAGTTCTTCTCATCGCCGAACTGTTCGGCAACCTTGTTGCGGACATCTTGGGTGGTTTCACCTAGTCCACGAACGCCGTACCTTGGGTCAGCGGCTCCAGTAAGTTCCGAATATCCAGGAAGAGTAGCACTAGCCCATTTTGAAAGAACACCAGTCCAACTTCTATCAGCGCCCTTGAGCAACTGATCTACAGTCTTCTTTGAGTCTCCATTGGCACCCATTTCAGCGGCCTTAATCTTGAGAATATCCTTTCCTCCAAACCCAGAGATGGCGGCGGCGGCGTGGGTGGTCAAGAAATCCCACACACCTCCACCAACTTTCCCTGCGTCTGCGGCCGCGCTTACGGCGGTACCAGATACAACCGGGGCGGCGTTCTTATAGGCTTCGATGCCTTCTCGTCCCTGGCGAAGCATTGGAATCATCGTCTTGAACGAGTCTCCGAAAAGTTCAGCGCCAAGTGCGGCCATTTCGGCGGTCTCGGCGTTCTTCTTGTAGGCGTCGGCCATCTTCAGCAGTACATCCGAAGACTTAACAGATCCAGCACGGATGCCTTCAATACTGACGCCAAGTCGTCGAAGTGCGACGATGCTTCCACCACCCTCAAGCGCCATCTTGCCGAGCGCCTTGTTCCCGGCTGTGATAGACTGGACAAACTCACTAAAGGAAACACCCGACATCTTGGCGGCGTAGCCGAGTTCTTGGACTTCCTTGGTGGATAGGCCAGTCATTCGCGAAGCCTTCTGGATCTCTTCGCCTCGCTTGATGCCATCCATTACGGCCTTTACGCCGAAGTCGATAGCCATCGAAAGGAGGTTGAATCCAGACAGCATCTCCCCGGCCTTCTGTCGTAGATCGGTCTGAAACTCTTGACCCCATCCCTTCTGCCAAGGCAGGGCAGGAGGAGGGGGTGGCGGCCGAGGGGGTGGCGGCGGCGTAGGTTGCGGCGTAGGTGGGCTAGGCGGGTTTGGCGGCCGAGGCGGCTGGGGCGGCGGCGTAGGTCCAGGTCCAGGTCCAGGCGCGGGCGGCGTTGGGATTGGCGCGGGCGGCGCGGGGATTGGCGCGGGCGTTGGAGGGAATGGTCCAGGAGCAGGAGGTATAGGACTTTTGCCACCGGGGGCGGGCGGTGTAGGTCCAGGAGTAGGAGTAGGGTTCGGGCTACCACCCGGCGTAGCAGGAATGCTATTCGGGACTTGGGCGCTGTTTAGCCCAGTCGTGTCGGCCACGAACTTTACTTTTACTTCGTCAGAACTCATTTCTTTTTGGGGATCTTCATGTTCTTGAGCATCTCCATCGCAATCTTGTCTCCATCACCGATGACATCAATGTCAGATCCAGCGGCGATGGCGTTGGCTACATAGAACCAAACTGCCTCGGTTTCTGGCATCGTCCAGGCTTGCTCATATGAGAATCCGTTTTTGATAAGGTTTGATACGCAAGAAAGGATAGAGGGGATGCCGCGACTATTACCCTTATTACCCCTCTTCTCCCACAGCGTCGGTGAGCATTCGTGATAAGAGATGTAATTCACGAACTTATCCATCTCCTGCTTGTAGATGTCGTCATCAACGAACATATGCTTGAAGAACCTCTCGTCCTGCTTGTCTGCCTTTACTACGAGCATCTCCTTTAGGCTGTAGGTCGAAAGGATGTGACAGGCCAGCAATAGGTCTTGAGGCGACATCACCTTGCTGATCTTGATCGCCGGGGAATCGATATCCTCAAGCACCAACCTATGACGAAGACATAGCGGCTTCAAGATACGGCCGCAGACTTCCACCTCTAGGATGGAAGTCTTTACGGCCTGTGTAAAGCGGCAGTCCAAGGGCCGCCGTTGCCGTTAGGCAATCTCCTGGTACTTGACGCCTCGGATGGACAGTTTGCGGTATTCCTGATTGGAACCGCGATCCGTGACTTCCTTGATGATAAAGGACATCCCGCTATAGGTCAGGGTCTGGCCGGGGAGGACAGAGTCAACGGACTTGATAACACCTTCGATGGTGATCTCGTTGCGCTCGTCGTCCAGGCGGTTGGTGATGACTCGACCTTCCGAGTCCATAACCTCAACATCAAGGCCGAAGCGGACAGTCCAAGAGTCGGACTGAACGATGATGCCCACAACTTCATCGTAGGGGCCAAAGACAAGGGCTTCTCCAAACTCGTTTAGTGCCATAGTGGTAGATTATACCACTAGCCTAATGTCAAACAGGGTTAGGAGGCAGGACGGCCACCACAGTATAGACGATGCGATTGCCATAGTTTCGGCTATGCATCCCCTCCTCGTCGGCCTCGATCCAGATTTGGTAGAGTTTACCCTGGTCGGTCAGCCATAGGGCTTTGCAAGCGATTAGGTCGGCCATCAAGCCGTGAACCTTGGAAACCCTCTCCCGGTGCGCCTGAAGGGTCTCATCGTCGGCCGAGGAGTAGACGAAGATTTCCAACTTCACATGGTAGTTACCAAGGGGGGTGGCGCCCAACTCCCTAGGGGGGGAGGCATCGTTGGCGTAGACCACGATGCAAGGCATCGAGCGGAGGCTATCCGTGATACCCTTGACCACATTGGTGTCGGTGATGTTGGCGGCGAGGTAAGCGGAGAACTTATCCTCAACGATGGATCTGATTAGGGCGCTCATTAGGTGATTGCGAAGCCTGGGCCAACGCCGTGGTGCTTGGCAAGGTGATAAAGCATATTGGCGTTGCCGTTTTTGACTAGGCGCTGGTAGATTTCCTCGCGCATCGAGTATGCGCGGTAGTTAAGGGCTAGACGGAAGCCGTCCTTGGTGGCGCGGTGAAGACCCTGCACCTTATTGCCAACTGTGACGGCTGGCCTAGTAGGGTCTGCCAGTTGATCTACGAGGGTGCCTGTGTTCCATTGGTTGCCGCGAACCCAGTAGCCGACATTCTTCATCCGACCCAACTGGGAGCCAACTGTGAACCAGCCAGCCTTGAGACGGCCAACATGAGCCTGGACGCGCTTGGTGTAGGCTTGCACCTCCTTGCCGTCATCATCGATGACATAGCGGGTGCCATACTTCCCTGCGGCCTTCATATTCTTGAAGTAGTCTGCGGTGGTATTGCCGCCGCGCTCGCGCTCATGGATGGACTTAATCTGGCTAGTATTGCCATAGGACTGCATATTGACCAATCCAGGACTGATTTCAGCCTCTGCCTTGGCGAAGTCCCATTGCTGGAATTTCTTCCATAGGCCGGGGAAGTTGTCACCATTGATGAGCCACTTTGGGAGCATCGGGTTAGAGAGTTTCTTGCGGGCGCGAAGCCAAGCGCCGAAGACGCCTTCGCTTCCGTGCTGGAGGATCTCCCCGGCGCCAACAAACTTCAGGGGCAGGAAGATGGACTTAATCTGTGACTCCACCCTATCCTTGCCGTTCAACTGGGCGCGACGGCTACGGCCGTCCTGCCCCATGCCGCCTTCCCAGGGCATAGTGTAATCCAGCATATCGTCACAGAACAGCCTAGCCTGTTTCTTGAGCAGTTTGGCGGCATTACCGCCCATGACCTTGATGTAGGCTCCGAGGTGCTGTCGGAACTCTTGTTCGTTGGTAATTACACCCTTCTTTACCTTGATCGTGCCGTGGGGCGTAATCATTGCTCCTTGGTCTGCACCTTGGCTACAAGCCAAGCAGACGGAGGACGATTGGCGATAGCCACGATGCGGTAGTCCTGCCCATCGTAGTTGATGATGTTGCCGTAGGCAAACAGGCCGGGATGGGTGGATGCCACAGTACGCAGAACCTTCACTTCAAAGGTGGTTGAGTTAAGGAAGCCACCAGTCTCCATGTCCTGGAGAACCATCGGCTGGGTCACCATAGCCTTGAAGGCCACAGGAGTGCCGCCAGGGACATTCTTGATCGTGATGTCCTTACCTACCTCGTTGAGGATGGATAGGGCATCAGCCGTGAACTCGTCCCAGATAGACATACAGTTGGCCTGTGGTCAAAAGAAGAGGCCCACCACTTGTGTGGTGAGCCTCTCTGCATTGGCGCGGCGAGGGGTGGACTTCACCCCTCTGAAACTTACGAGGTGAAGGTGATCTTCTGGAGCGCGTCCGGGTTGCCCTTCGCAGAACCGACGAGCCAGTTGGCCGACAGTTTGTGAAGACCAGCCGACCAGTCGTACCAGTAGCGGAGAGCGTAGGAGAACTGGCTGTCCGGGTCGGTAACGATCGTCTGTTCGCCACCACCAGTCGTGGGAGCGGCAGGAACGCGGGTAACGACAACGAGACCTTCCTTGCAGGAGACAACACCATTGAGGCCCGTCTCGATGCCAGCGGCGTCGAAGCCGTTGTACTCGAAGAAGTCGATGCCGTGGATCATACCGAGGCGGTTGCCACGGATGACTTCAGAGGTACCGATGGAGAACGCCTGGGCGATCACCGGGTCGGAGATCAACTGCTGGTAGGCATCGGGGCTGATAAGAGCCGAGCGGCCTTCCTGGGGGAGGTTAGCCTTGGTGAGGCTCTTGGCGATGTTGGAGACAGCGATGCGGTTGAAGGAAGACTGGGCGCCATCGTAACCATCGGCGAAGGAGGTATCAACCTTGGTGAGAACCTGGTCGAACAGGGACTTGACGACAGCGTTAGCCATCGGAGCCATGAAGAGGCGACGGAGGCGTTCCATCGAGAGCGTGGCGACTTCGTAGTCGGTGAACGCGATGGTCACATGTTTCTGGTCAACGAGGGTGACCGGGACATCGGTGGAGACGGCGTCCTGCTCGACGAAGCCAGTTGCGCGGGCGTAATTAGCGGCCGTGAACTTGCCAGCGTAGCGGGTGTGGACAGTCGTACCGCGCTCGGCGACATAGGCGCCGAAGTCGGTGACTGCGATCTTGGTGAGGGGCTGGAGTTGCGGAACGAGCGTCCGCAGGGACTCTTCAGCCACCAACTGGAGGGTCAAGCCTCCGATAGCGTTAGACATAGTAGTATTTTAGGGTTTGAGGGTGAAATTAAGAAACAGTACCAGTAACCTTCTGGAAGTTACGCTGGGTAACTTCGGTTCGGTAGTTGTGGGTATAGCCGATTTCAAACTCCATCGGGCCACCGGGAGGGGCGGTTTCCGTGAGTTTGATAGTAAAGGAAAGGTTGGTATTTCCTCCGTTGGCGTTGGCATCAGCAACGATGTGCGCCCACGATGCGGACAGCAGAGAGCCGATTTCGGCGGTAAGTGATGCAGGAAGTGCCATTTTGTTTGATTAGCGAAGGCCAGCAAGGCGCATCAGAGCGCTCTTGTTGAGGTCGTAGAACTTCTGGGCGGCCTTGGCGTCGGACTTCTTGAGGACGGCCCACTCCTGGGCGATTTCGTCATCAGTCTTGTTGGCGGCAGAGGCTTCGATGGGGGCAACTTCAACCGGGTCAACACCAACGGAGGCGGCGATCTTCGCGGCTTTCTTGCCAGCGGTCTCAAAGGACGCTTCCAGGGCGGTGTACTTCTTGGCGGCCTCGGCGAGAGCGCCTTCCAGTTCGACAACCTTGGCGGCCATCTTCTCAATCGCGCCATTGGCGGCGGCGTGGAGTTCGATAGCGGCGGCAAGTTCAGACTCCTTGGAGACAAGGGCTTCCTTGATCTTGGAGAGTTCGACGGACGAGGCTTCGGCTTCGGCGGCCTTCCCGGTGAAGGCTTCCTTGAGCGAATTAAGGCGTTCTTCGATGGTCATAGCAGTTATTGCTGATAGCCTGTTGTCAAACGATGTACTCGGACAGGACATCCTCGATGCCGCTGACGATCCCGGTCACGAAGCCTTTTTCGGCGGCCTTTTTGCCAACAAAGGACTGACCTTCCATGTCCTCGTCCTTGACATACTTTCGGACGGATTTGACGGCATTCTTGAACTGTTCGTGGGTCTCATTGACATCATCCTGGAGGTACTTGCGCTGTTCATCGGTAAGGCTGGTTCCTTCCATTCCGATGGCCTTGTACTTTCCAGACTTGATGACCTCCATCTTGACGCCATCCATCGCGTAGGCTTCGGAGACATCAGGGAAGGCCATGTATACCCCAACGGAGCCGACTTCGGCAGACTTGGTGATATTGAAGCGCTTCGCCTGGGAGCCTAGGTAGTAGGCGGCAGACTGGCAGGAGTGGTCACAATAGGACTCACAATACTTCGGCATCGCGCGGATCTTCTCGGCGAGGTCTTCAAGACCTTCGGTGCTTCCACCGGGAGAATCGAAGTCCAGGACGATCTTCTCAACGGAGTGGTTGGCGAGAGCCTCGTCGATATTGGCCGAGATATCATCAACATCCACGGAGTTGCACATCTTCTCGATGTCCGAGAGGCCGCGTCCGATGACCCCCTTGACAGGGATGACGGCCGTCTTGCCTACGACCTCCATCTTCGGCTGTTCGCCGAACATCATCTTGAGGATTTCGGCCACATCAGATGCATTGGTGTCGAGGGTGACCTCAAGCGCCTGGAAGCGATCGATGTGCGTCTTCGCGATGGAAGGGTGGATCATCAGAGGCCGCCCGGTCTTCATCGCTTTGATAAGGTGTCGCATATGGTATAAAAAATAAAAAGAAAACTGGTTACCCCTGTGGGTCTTCCAGTTCGTCGGACTCGGCGTCGTCCTTCTCGGTCTGGGTCTCTGCGGACACCTCGGCGCTAGACTTCTCGTCTAGGTCTTCGTCCACATCAACTTCCTCGCCTTCGGCTTCCTTGGGTTCTTCCCCGGTGATGTCCTGAAGCGCCACATTGGTGGGCTTGATGATCATCCAGAGCGGCACATCGTATTCCTCGGCCATGTCCTTCATCAGTTTGGCCTCGATGGCGCGACGGCGAACCATCGTGGAGAAGTGTTCGCCTTCTTCCAGGCAGTTGTCACCGATGGTCTTGAGGCCGAACTCGATGTCGGCGCGGTTCTGGGCGGCGTCGCGACCAGCGTCCACAGTCACGGACTTCGGAGTAGTCCAGAGAACCTTATGCCAATGCTCGCAGGAGCGAGCGTTGGTGCAGTTGATGGCGTCACCGATCACATAGCCCCAGACAGGGGTGAGGAGTCGGTTCATCAGCACGGACTGGAAATGGGCGAACTTGCGAGCGGCCTTGGCAACGATGAGGCGCATCGAAGCGCCACCAGCCTTGGCTGGATCGTGGACGAACTCGTAGGGAAGGATGCCAGCAAGGGAGTCTCGGATGAGATGCTCCATGAATCCGTTGAAGGTAGGATTCGGGCGGTTGGACATGAAGGACTCCAACTTCTCGCCTGGGGCGAGGGCGAGGATCTTGCCACCGATGAAGGTGGAAGCCTCGTCTGGGTTGGTGACGCCGTCATTCCAGGACTGTGGCTTCATGCCGAAAGCCTCAAAGTCAGACTGGGCGCCATCGAACTGGGCTGTCTCGCGAGTAAGGGTGCGAACGATATCGCTGTTCATCTTCACGGCGAACTTCTCCAGGCTGATGATTTCCAGCATATCAACGATGTTGTTGATCGAGTGCTGGAGGGGGCTGTAGGCGCGAGCGCCAGAAGCCACTTCGGGTTCGTAGATGTGCAGAACAGCGCCAGCCGGGACTCGGCGGCTAGAGCCGTCCGAGCGCAGGATGTTGTACCATTCTGGCTTGCCGTACTTGCCGAACTTGATGCCGTCGGTTTCGTCGGGAGGAGGGGCGCCGCTCTGGGCGCTTGAGACACGATGGGCTTCGATAATCTGGAGTTTAGGGCTTCCAGAAGCGTCCCTGGTCTTGATGATAAAGCATTCGCCGTCTCGGTAGACGAGGCGGGTTACGATATGCTGAAGTTCGTAGAAGTTGAATCGCCCGGTGATGTCACAGGGATTGGTAGCCCACTCGTCGAAGTACTCTTCGTACTCTTTATCCAGGTGAGATGATCCAGTACGAGCCGTGGCCTTGATGCCTCCACCGACGCTGTAAAGCGCCATATCAGACAGGACTTGACGGATAATACCAGAATTCAACTCCATCCAGCGCATCTTTCGAGTCGTCTCAAGACGATCGAAGACAGTCATCGTCTTCTTGAAATCAGTCGGCCACGAAGACCAGATCCAAGAGCGCTTGTTGGAGAACTTTGCGGACTCGAAATTAGAGAAGATGCCTGGGCCGCCTGTGGCCTGTTTCTTCAGAGGGGTGGAACCACCAGTCTTACCGGGGTTCTTTCGGGTAGTCTTTTTGCGCGCCATAGGTGTCAGAGTCCTCGGAAGTTATTCAGAAGGTTACCGACTCGGCAACGATCAATAGATCCGTAGATTTCTGGGACTTTCAACTGAAGGGCATAGCGGCATTCCAGGAGGATGGTCGGGGGGTCAATCGGCCAGTCTTTGCGGATGTCTGTGCCAGAATCCCGGTATTCCATGATCGTTTTGCCCTCTTTGACGAGAGCAACTGCCTTTGCCTTGATCTCTTCGATATCAACCACATCCAGGGTCATAAAGATGCCCTTGGGGGAGGTAGACCCACGATAATGCACGAATGCCATAAGCGTTGCCTCTGGTCAAAAGGGATAGCCTGTCCGCTACCACAACAACGACACGCTTGAGAGCCACCCAGGCGAATTAAATAGCGGACAGGCTACTCCTTCACCTTTGTCCCCTCTTCGGGTTTGTCAACAGCCTTTTCGTCGGTGGCGTTCTTATTTTTACCACGGCCGACCAGTTTAGCCATCAAGGCGGGAAGGATGCCCATGACCTCACAGTCCCAGATATGATTGGGTCGGTCACCGATCTGCACCCAGATGGGGCGCCCAGTTTCCCCGGTGGTGCGGTGTTCGGACTGCATCATCTTGCGGTACTCGTCCCCTGCGTCCTGGGCGTAGGTGTGGTGTCCAGCCCTACGGAGGCGGGTGAGGGTGTCCTTCAGCACAAGGTTGGAGAACATGAACATACGGCACGACTGCTTGCCGACCTGGATGACCTTGGCTGGCGCGTAGGGTCGGTAGGCCATCTTCAGTCCGTAAGGGGTCTGCACCTTCCAGGGGAACTCGTTGTTACCAGACCCCTTGGTGGCGTTCCAGCCGTAGGAGGCGCAGTTACGATAGACTTCGTCCATATTTGGGCCGTCACCAGAGTCCACGAAGACGAAGTTGGATGTCACCTTGTTCTTGACCTGTTGATCTCGGACTTGCTCCCAAGTGTCCAGGTAACCCCACCAGATGAGCCTGGACTTACCCTCTACGCTCCAGGCGCGGATGACCATGAAGAAGCCGCGTCTCTGCACATCGACAGACATGAACCGAAGCCGCAGGAAGTGCGGCGAGTTGTACATCTCCTCGGTGAACGGCGGCGGCGTCAGCCTGTTCTGGTAGTTAGACCCCTCGTCGAGCCATTCTTCCAGCATCATGTAGCCGCTAGGCAGGACTTCGCCGCCGCCGTCATCGGGATCGTCAGACCACGGCAGGGCGAGGCGCTTCTGCTTGAAGTCCCTGCGCTTGGTCTCGTCGCCGCCCTGGTCGAAGGCTTGAGCGCCCTCGATAGCCTCGACGGCCAAGTCCCCCCATGATAGCCCCCACAACATGGACATGGCGTTAAAATGAAAACCTCGGCGGCCCTTGGGCGCGGAGGGGTTCAGCGGCACATACTCGGCGGTAGCGGCCATCTCTGCCCGGACGCTATTACGATCGATGTAAGAGTGCTTGCAATGCTTGCACTCGTAGGTCGTGCCAGCCTTGACGGCGTCCAAGTCCCAGCCGTTGGCGGTCTTGGCGGCTTCGGGGTACTTGATCTGCGCCCACTCGAAAGGCTGTCGCGTGTTGCACGACACACAGGTGAACGACTACTTCGACGACACCCCAGCCGTCCCGCACCGCTACATCTACGGAGACTCGTTCGCGGACAGACTGGCCTTGTCCACCAAGGGACAGGAGGAACCAGACACAGTCTTCGGCCCGCTGTCATCCATCATCGCCAAGGTGATCGCCGCCTTCGACTGCGAGTTTGAGCCGAAGGTGATGATGAACAACGACTGCGTCCGTATCGCCCTGGGCTACCGCAACTACAAGTCGATGGCCGATGTCGCGAAGAAGTACGGCGTATCCAAGGCCACGATTTCCTGGAGAGTGAAGCAAGTCCAGAAGCGCCTAGGCATAGCGCCCAGCATCTACATGAGAACGGAAGATACTTGCAAGCGACTCAAACAGGTCGCAAACAACAGGAAGAAATGAGCGTCAGACCAGTAGACATCGCCGAGCGCCTCGGCCTCGCGCGGCAGACCATCAACGGCTTCATCCGGGCAGGGATGCCCATCACCAGCATCGAGGACGCCGAGGCTTGGTACCATGAGCGCTCCGCTCGCCGGGATCAGAACCTCACGCCTGACCAACAGTTGGATGACTCGGATAAGGACTTCGCCGCCATCGTCGAGAAGCACCGCCAACTGAAGGCCGAAGCCTACGAGCAGTATCGCCGAGACCTACGCAACGAAGATCCGAACCAGTCCAAGTCATACGCCACCTATGACAAGTTGGTGAAGACGCTGGTGTCCCTGGAGCGTGAACTCCACGCCCGCAACATCGCCGCCAAGGAGTACATCAAGACCCAGACCGCCATCGAGCGCTTCGGCAAGGTCATCCTGTCCATCCGCAACGAACTCACCCAGTTGTCCACGAAGATCGCCGTCAAGGCCAACCCAGACTCCCCAGGCACGGCGATGAAGGCCATCGACACCGAGGTCACCAACATCCTAAACCGACTGTCGGGTCAGTCCGAAGATGCCAAGGATGCCGTGCAGGAGATCGTGGTACTGGAGACTCCGAAGGAAGAGGTCGCAACAGACAAACCAGATGAAATCCAACCCGACGGAGATTCTGTTTGAGAACACCCTACGGAGTCTGCTGGCGCCAGACCCGGACGGAGATATCATCGACTGGCTTGAGAAGAACATCAAGAATGTGCCTTACTCGCCACAGCCTGGGCCTTTCCGCATAGAGTCAACCCCATATCTTGCCCCTATCCTGCGGGCGCTCCAAGACCCAGAGGTCGAGACCATCGTGGTCATGGGCAATGTCCAGAGCGGCAAGTCGATGGTGCTGGAACTGTGGTCGGCCTTCGTGCCGTCCCGCACTCCCGGCCCGATGCTCCTGCTCCAGGATGTGGACTTGAACGCGCAGGACTGGCAACAGACCCGCCTCCGTCCGCTCTGGGACAACACGCCATCCACCAAGGCTCGCATCTCCCAGATTGATCGTAGCAAGTGGCACACCACCCAGTTTGAGCGCAATGTGACTTGGGTGCTAGGCGCCAACAACGAGCGCAACCTCCAGCGCCGATCCATCCGCTTCCTGGGCGGTGACGAGTGCTGGCAATGGCCGAAGGGTCACCTCAAGCAAGCGCTTGCCCGACGCACGGCCTTCACTTGGCAGGGCAAGTCCTACAGCACAGACACCCGGCAGGAGAACCCTGCTTTGGCAGAGGCTTCCGATCTTGCTCGGGTCAATGCGGCGACATCTACAAATCAAACGGCAGGCGCAGGACGTGGACTGACTGCGGGAGCGGGGGGGGATGCGGCAACATCTCTCTCTAATGTGCC